GATCGAAGCGCGGCGAACACGCGCCGTCTACGTGCTCGACAACCCTCCCACCATGTACGTACGATTCGTGCACGACAGCAACACGAGCCCCTACGTCAACAACAAACGCGCCTCCGTTCGAGACACAAGTCGCAACAGCGATTACTTCGAGCGCGAGATCCACGCTCGCGAACACGAATCGTTGCGCAAAATATTGTCCAACTACTAATAAATGTCCGCGTTCCCCGAGTATCACCATTTCGAAACACAGAGCTGCGAGGCTATTCGGGATCTGGAAGACCGAAGCTTTCGGACCGACAACGATATCCTGTCGTACACCAACACTCGTTACGAGTTCCAACGCGCCCCTCGCATTTCGGCACGACCGTCGCCCGCGTCTTGCGTCACGAAGCCACCCCCTTCCGACACGGCCTACGCGAACGGAGTCGGATACAACGCGTCTCGAGAAGGGGACTTTCTCGCCGATCCCGATCGGGACTACACCTTTCACAACTACCTCGTGCGAGAGGATGACCGTACGCATTGCGTAAAAAACCATCAATACTTCCACAATTGGACCAAACGCAAGACGGCGCGACCGGCGCCGCCGACTTCGCAAGCGCGATTCGCCCCGATTGAGCCGCTACCGACGCAACCCCTGTGCGACGTGTTCTCCGTGCTGCCTACCTCCACACCCTACTGTCGCTCTCATACACCTTGAAGGCGCTTCACCAACTGACGAAGCTCCTCCGCCGACATGTTGTCCACGTCCTCGTTTTGCAAGGTCGTGGGACTGATTCCCTCCTGCACCTTGTTGGTCAAATCGATGGGTATCACCTCCGGTGTGGGTGGCGCGACCTTGTCGATAATGTCCACGAGCTTTTTGCCCTTCTCCTTCCAGTCGTAGTGAGTCATTATTTTTCTCCGAGCGTTCTTACCCAACTCGTTACGAGCACTCGGGTTGTGGAGCATGTACTCCAAAGCGTCCACGTAGTCGTCCACCGCGCACACCTGCGCCTCACCCGATACGAAATCGCGAGAGTGGTCGCAATAGAACGACCACTTGGGATCGAGGAGGAGCGCGGTGTCGCCGTCGAAGAAATCGCGGAATCCGCCGATGTTGGGCACGACCTGCGGAACACCGACGCCCGCTTGCTCGAAGTTGCACAGCCCGAACCCTTCTCCGTCGCACGTGTTGATCCCCACGTCGGCCGCGTTGTACATCACGTTCACGTCGAAATCGGTGAGACGTTGGGGATTCTGCATCACGACCAGATGCTTCTTGACGTCGTGCACGGTCATTCCGTATTTGCGAGATTCGGATACGATCAAATCCACCAAATCCCACGAGCCCTGTAAGGAAGCGGCCAAAATCATGCGGATCTGCGCGTCACGATTACGCGACAAGAACTTCACGAACGCCATGATGCAAATGTCCCAACGTTTGCGGGGCTGATTGCGATTCAGATTCAGGATCACGAAGTCGGTGTCCTTCAGAGAGAAAAACTGCCTCGCAAGGTTCTTCGGAACCGGATAGAACTGCCTCGGGTTGAAGCCGTGCTCCAACACGTAGAGCGGCTTGGTGAACCCCTGGTTCCGTATCGTGTCCTCCCAATGCTTCGTAAACATGATCCCGCCGTCGACCATCTCGTTGATCTTCGCGATCAACGAGTTCTTCTCGTTGCGATACACGATGTCGATGTACGGGATCAGCTTGAAACGATGATTGGGCATGTTCTTCTTCACAAGGTCCAAAAACGTCGATATGATCACGATGTCGTTGTACACGATCAGCACATCGGGATCGATGCGTTTGACGTAATCTACGAACAGGGTCTCTCCGAACCCTTTATTTTTCGGCTCTTCGTGTTTGAAGGCGTCGTACACCTCCACGTTGCTCGGTAAGGATCGAGCGATCTTGTGGTCTGCTCCGTCGTAAAAATTCTGAAATCCGTAAATATAGAGCTGTATGTGATCATATGTGGACAGTTGCTTGGCTAATTCATACACCACTTTAGAGTATCCGTTGTATTGATCAGGGTGCGTTCCGCACAACACCACGCGCACCATTGAGGAAGGCGTATTATTTGTTAAACAAGATAATATTGGGTAAAACGTAACGCATGTTCGCTGCGGGTTTCAAAACGACGCTCGAAAAAATTGATATGAATTATCTGTTTGTCTAGACAAAAACGCTTCCCTACCATGGATCATTACGATGTGCATGTCCAAAAGCTGCAAGAACTGTTGGAACGCTATCAAAAGCTTTACCAAGAAAACCTACAACTTCGTAGAGACAATGCGCGTCTTGTGGAGAACGAGCGTGACATGCTTCGCGCGTCCACGGTGGTAACGACGCTCAACGAGAATCACGCACTAAAGCAACAGGTCAAGGAGTTACAGGATAAACTCTCCAAAGCGTTGCTCGCCGGGAGGGCTTCCTCAAGTAAAAAAGGGAGTCCGATGCCCGAACCCGAACCGGAACCCGAACCGGAACCCGAACCGGAACCAGAGTCCGAACCGGAACCCGAACCAGAGTCCGAAACGGAGTCCGACGATCAAGACAATTGGGAAATCGTTGTATTCAAAAAGCAAAAGTACGCACTGAATCCGGATACGAATTGTGTATACGAAGTAGACGAAAGCACGAACTCTCCGTTGTACGAGCGTCACGTAGGCAATCTTGTGATTAACTCCAAAAGTGGACGTCAACGAATCGAATTTATATGATCCCCATCGATCGATCCAACGTGTTGTCGTAGTTCTGTTCGATCATCGCCTCCTGTTGCAGCTTCAGGCGACTTTCGTATTTTTTTAGTCGTGCCTTATCGAACTGGAGCACGTCGGTGTCTTTGTGTTTGTGGTAGAAGTTGTTGATCTCCTCCACCTGATCGATGATGGCGATCAGGGGGCAATTCGTGTAGTTTACGATCTTGCTCGATTTGCAGTACTCTCGGAACTCGTGGATGGACATGTACCCCCCGAACATGCTCAGACACTTCCGCGGAGGCGCGGGGTACACCGGATCCGCGAAGGACATGCGTCTCGCCATGAAACTGATCAAATTGTAGGTCTCCCATATGTTGCTCACGTTGATGTTGGTGTCGAAGTTGTACGCGCTCAAACATTCCATGCTGCAAAAATTACCCGACACGTAGAAGGTGTCCGACTTGTACTTCACCGGCAATCCGAACGGACGCGTGTCGAAGGTGTGGCAGCACCAATAGCACGCGTGATCGCTTCGCATGGGAAACGCCTCCTCGTTGTCGTAAGCTCGGAGAGTGATACTCGACGCGCTGTCCTCCGTCTGCGTGGAAGACAGCTCGAAAGGCTGCGACTCGAACTGCGTGTCTTGGTCGTACGCGTTCGGTATCGCCACGCTAGGGTCATACTTGCAGAAGGCGTCCTCGAAACTGGCGACGTTCGAGTCCGAAACGCTCACGTCGTTCGAACTCACGCTCAACTGCAAAATAACAGGGGTGTCCTTCTCCGAGTCTCCGTCGACGTCGTCGTGCGACGACTTCTTCGGTCGTCGTCCCCTTTTCTTCACGTTTGAGGAATCCATCTTTGATTGAGAGTCCATATCTACTCTTTCGAGTCTCGTTTAAATGCTGTTTGGGTGATGCGATCTACACACCGGAACGTACAACTCCGCACCACCCACTTCCGGCGTCCTCTCCGTCGAACGAAGAGCGTTGTAGATCGCCTGCGCTCCGCAGTGATGACACGACGCTCGTTTGACGATGAACGCGTTCGCATGGGGCACCAAACGCGCGAGCTTCCCGAACGGGCGCCGTTGACAGTCCAACATCAAACCCGCGAGCACGACGTGCTTTCCGTCCGTCTCGATCATCCGATGCACCGTCTCCTCCAAATCGTCGAAGAACTGCGCCTCGTCCACAAAAATCACCTTCGACACTCGGTACTCCATGCGATCGAACATTTCCTCCAGACGCGTCGCTTTGAGCGCCGACTCGCGGTCGCCGTCGTGCGTGACCACGGAATCGTCATTGTTGTAGCGCGTGTCGATACGGTGATTTACGAGGAGCGCTCGTTCGGGCTCCTCTCGATGCATGGCGAGTCGATACATGGCGAGAAGAGTGGAGGTCTTGCCGCCGAACATCGTTCCGGAGATTATGGTGAGCATCTTTTGTTCCGGTCTACTTCTTTTTGGTGGCGGTCTTCTTTTTGGACGCGTTCAATTTTTTTGCGGACTTACCATGCGCCCCACCACCCCTCACCAGCTGCTTCGCCTCCTTGTTGATGCCGTCCAACAGTTGACCGTACTCTACGAGATGCTGCGAGGGCATGTCGTTCTTCTGAAACAGAGGGACCAACTTGTCCAGCTGCGTTTTGAACTCCTGCGTCATCTTGTCCAAATTGTCGGACGTCAACCGATTGATGTACTTCACGTAGTCTCCCGTAGAGGCGTTGCTCGCGTCGATGTCCAACTGAGACAGAAGCCCGTCGATGTCGTTAAAGAAGCTGATGTACTGATTCAGAAGCTTACTGACGTCCACGATGACGCGCAGCGACACGTCGTAGCTTTGCGAGAGTTTGGTGTTGATCTCGGTGATGCTCTTCAATTTGGCCTGCAGTCCCTTGTGGTTATCGGTCGTTTTGCGAACCACGCGGCGAATGTTGTCGAATTTCTCGGTGACCGCCGGGGACCCCGAGAGATCGCCCATGCGTGAGCTCATCTGCCTTTTATTTAAGGTACTTTTTTTTCGCCTTGGTCGCGAGGTCTCGCAAGTAGGCCACGTCCTCCGCGAGTTTCGAGTACAGCACCACGTAGTACATGCACAGCCCCATGAAAACCAAGTACGAAAGGTTGAACACGAGCGAAAACAGCATGGTGTCCTTTTTTGTAATGCGCACATAAAATCTAACGCTACGCGTAACCCAAACCACCCAAACCGGCCATCACGCGTAGAAAATTGTAATTCAACACGTACACGCGCAAATCCATATGCTTCGCGCTCGGCTCCAGCACCGTTTGCAGTTGAACGCGCTTGATACGCGCCAAATTGCACGCCCCCGACGGTTGGAACTGCTCCGGATGCAAACTGAAGCTGTAGCAGTAGATGCCTCGTCCGGGAATCACGCTGTGGTGCTGATAGGGCTGCAAGAGATTGTAATACTCCGGACTTTTGGCTTCCACGCGTTCCAGTCCGTTGAACATGATTCGAGCCGACTCCATCGCGTATCCGTCACCGTGCCCGCAGTCGCACGAGTTCGTTTGCGTACAAGAGCTCGAGTGTATTTGGTGACGATGGCCGTAGTCGAACCACGAGTTGGTCTTGTGCGCGTCCGCGCTCGTGAACACCCACACGAACTCCTTCACCGGGTTGGACACCGTGATTTCCGTGTTCGTAACACGATCCACGTTCGTAGTGACGTAACAGTTCGTCTGTTCGATCAGGTAGTCGTGCGAGCTGCGCGCGAAGAACGCTCGTTCGTTCGTGTCAAGAAAAATGTAGTTGGCCTCCAGATAAGGGGTTACGTCGATCACCTCGTTCGGGAAATAGGAAACTCTCCCGCTTGGAGCCAACCCGTTGATCGTGAACAACTCGCGCATGGGTCTCAGTTCGATGTGAATCTCGACGTCGTGGTATTGCAACGCCACCAAGGGCAGCGCCAGACCCGGAGACCGGTTGAACCAGAATCGCAGCGGTATGTACAACCGCGTGCGACGCACCTGCACCTCTCCGTGTTTGAGCCAGTGGTTGTTGTCGGGCGCGAAGATCTCGTTCGTGTTCCCGATCATTTGATCGTACCCGTATCGTTTGTCCGCCGACATGCTCAGCTGATTCCACAGATGCAGCCACTCTCCGGTCTGTTTGTCCACCACGGTGCCGCCCACGTACACGCTGTAGGATTTGATGAGGGTCTCTCCAAAATGCCGCACGTACGCGAACTGCTCCTTGTCCACTTTACGTATCTCGGGGATCTCGATGCTCAAATAGACGTCTTGCACCAAGTCCGCGTGACGCTTGAATCGAGCGACCAACGTGGTCGATTCCGAGTAGTTCATGCTAGTACGATTCAACGTCACTCGCATGCTCTCCATAGCGAAATTGGTGTACGTTTTGTACACCTTTTTAAAGAAACTCACCGACGCATTTCCGTTGAGCAGCAGATCTTGCGACCCGCTTGCCACCAATTGCAAGAGCCCGCCCGGCATTGTGTATTCGTTCCTAAAGAATACATTTTTTAAATAACAAATGAGTTTGTTCCTCAAAGCGGAGAACAACCTCGGAGATGTAGATTCTCCCGCATGCGCGCGCGCCAACTTGGGTATCGGAACGTTGGCGACCCAAAACGCCAACGACGTGGTCATCACCGGCGGCACCATCCAATTGGAGCATTTGGTGTACGAACATCCCAGTCGCGCACCGGGCAGAATCCTCGTCCTCGGAGACGACGGCGAGTTGGAGTACGTCGATCCTCTATGGAAGGATTGGCTGCGCAGAGACCAACGAGCGGTGCCCATGTCAGGATTTCGTAACGATCCGGACGATCCCGATCGCTTCGTCAAAGCCTCCGATTTGAAACCCGTGGCGTTCGAGGGTTCCTACGAGTCCATGACAACCCGGTTTTTTCGTACTTCCGAGCTAATCAACGACGTACGCTATCTCAACAGCAGATCCAACTTGCAGGACGTGGAGGACGCCGCGCAGGCTCGCGCAAACTTAGGAATCGGCGATTTGGGCATCGTCAAGTGGAACAATCATGTATTGGTCGACGAACTCACGTTGGACTCGCTCTATCTACCGACCGCGGATGTGGACATGAACGCGGACTGCTATCTGACCGTACGACCGGAGGACATGCGCGTGGTGGCGTGCAACATTCCGTACGCCACGACGGAGCGCCACGGGTTGGTACGGATCACGGACGATCTGGACGTGTACGATTCCGAACCGAGTCTGGTCGCTAGCGCAGGTTCGGTGGTGAATTTTTTCAATCTGATGAAGTTTCGCCTCGACAACATCAGCTCCATCGAGGCGGTGGTCGAACATCCGGACATCGACAAAGTGGTGGAGGAGTACGGACTGCTGCGACGCGACAGCAATCTGTCCGACGCGAACATCGAGGAGGTTCGCAAAACCTTGCAGTTGGGCTCGTTATCCACGCTCAACGTGGGCGACACGGTCTTCCTGAAAGACATCGTCTTCGACGAGTCCTCCAAACTCATCATCCCGAACACGATGGGAGACACCGTCTATCTGCAAGTGGACGCCGAAGGCAAAATCGTCACCACCAGTTTGCAACCCACCGCCTCCGACACCTCCCCCGGTATGGTCTATCTGTTGGACAACTACGCGGAGGTGTACTCTTTGGCGAACATCAACGAAACGTTGAGCTCTGCGCGAAACGACGTCGTCCCGTCCGTCAACGCGGTGAACGAATACTTTCGCGTGAATTCCGAGAGACTCGAAGCGATCCGAAAATCAGTGCCTACCCACATCAATCAAGTGGAAGGGTTCGACACGTTCCTCACGTTGGACGACAACATGCGGGTGGACAACCCTAGCATCGCGCGAACCAATTTGGAGTTGCATCCCATCGCCCACACGGGGGATTGGATGACGATGGAAAATCGCCCCACCAAGCTCTCCGATTTCGAGAACGACACCGGATACCTCACTCAAGCGAATTGTCTGTCCGAGTTGAACGAGAACGTCGAGATCGCGCGCAGAAACCTAGGGCTCGGCGATATGGCGCTGTTAAACGCGAACAACGTCGGAACACTTCGAGGAGACGCCACCTTTCAACGACTCGAGCTGATGGAGAATCTGCAATATCAGTTCAATCCGGACAACAACGGGCACTTTTTGATGTGCACGGACGACATCGGCACCGCGCAATGGCGCCCGTTACCCAAGGCTACCACCACCAGCTACGGCACCGTGCGTCTGACCTCCGATACCGAGGTCAAAGAGGACGACATGGCCATCTCCTCCGTGACGTTGTACCGTCTCGTGCAGGAGTTCGAGTTGCGCATCGAGATCTATCGAAATCTGTTCAGCGAACTCCTCCGAACTCAAGTCAACGTCGGTTAAGTGCCGCGGAAAACCCTGTGGATTTATGGCAAGTATGTTGTCACGCACGAACAATCTCCACGACCTGTGGTGTGTCGAACAATCTCGATCCAATTTGAAACTCGACACATGCGCGTTCCAAGATACGCACAACGTACGACTTGTGGTACGCGAGGCGAACGTGGAACGTATCGCTCTGTTCAACGACGAGAACGCCGCCATGTTCTACGCCCACGATCGATACCACAAGCATCCGCATTGGATCATACCACCCATGGATCAAATTCCACTCTCCAAATTTAGCAACGACGAGGACTACGTGCGTGTCAGCGAACTAGCGAAAGTGGCGTTCACGGGAAACATTCACGACGTTCCCTTAGAGTACAACTCCAATGTGAGTTGGAATCTGTTCTCCAAACGATTCGGCCCCACTACCATCACTCCGAACGTTCTGACCGCGAATCTCGAAACCTTAGAAGACGCCGAAGCAGCTCGCGAGTTCTTGGGTTTGAGCGAGTTTCAAACATTAAACGATTTCAACCAAGTCAGAGATGTTGCGATCAACGAACTTTATTGGAACCCATCGTCTCCCTTACGCACCGGAGGAATCGTACGATACGACCCGTACACCGGTCGTTACGATCTGCCGGAACTGCACCCGTTCCCGATCGCGACATCGTCAACGTACGGATTGTGTCGACTCGACAACGCGCACGTGCATACGCTTCGAACCATGCAGGGCTACAAACAGGAACTCGAAACCATGTATCTACGACAATTCGACAGCATCATCGAGCGAGTGAACGACTACGTCGAGCAGGTGCACTCGAACAACACCTACTTCGCGAGCAAATACAATCATCTGCGCGATTTCGACGATATCCAAGCCGTCAAAGATCGATTGAAGGTGGGCACTATCTCCCAATTGAATCGAGAACGTTTGGAGTTGCAAACCTCCCCCTTCGTGGTCGAAGGGACCGCGTACATTCCCTCGCTGGCACTGCAACGTTTCGGCGGTACACGAGACGACAACGATCGAAACAAACGGATGCAGCTCGCGCTGGGGCGAGCCACGACCGAGGACGACGCCTTCTTCATCTATCATCTACCCCACAACGAATTTCCGATCGCGACCTCCGACACCAAAGGACTCGTTCGAGTATACAAGAACGAGGCTTCGAGCACTCTGGATCATTTCAAGACGAATCCGGAAGAGTTCGGAATCTCGTACCGGTATTTCCTCACGTTGACCACAAGTAACGACGCTCTGTTGAACTCGTTCAACCCCACCTTGAGTATGGACGACTACCAAGACGTGCTCAACACACGCACGGTACGTTACTCTAACGTTTTTTTGTTCACCGAGTTCACTAATCGATACGTAACTTCGAATATGCTACGACGAGAAAACAATCTGGACGAGATCAGGGGTTTGTTGAACAACCAAATCCCCAAAAGTTACATCGACTACACCGCGAATCTAGATACCGTGCTCGCGAACGAAGAGTTCACAGAAGTAGATCGAACATTTGTGAAAGAATATTTGGAGTCGTTGTCGAATTTGCAACAAATACGGACCGTCGACTACTCGGATCCGGTTGTCCGAAACGACTATCTGATGCGATTGTACAAGGAATTGGAGATTGAACCGATCGCTTACACGAGCACCTTCGACTCGCTGACGATTCGACCGGATCGTGTCAGTCTATTCGACAACGACGTACCGTTCTTCGATCGTCAGTTTCCGTTCGAGCAGATCAAAGACGACGAAGAGAGCAAGCGACGGTGTCGTGAATCGTTAGGGATCGGAACCGCGGCGACACAACACGCCTCTGCCGTTCATATGAGCGGAACGGCATTGATCGCGCGCTCGGTACACGTGAAAGATTCCTTGATCATCCCAAAGAAGATACAGACGCTTGAAGACGACGTCGTCGTGATGGGTCAAACCAACGGTGACGCCATGTGGACCACAACACCGATCGCGAATGCGGTGATCCCGGAACAATATGGGATCGTTCGTATGGCAACGAGCGTCGGCTTGGACATGGGCGCTGCAGTACCTCCGTCTCTCTTTCGTTCTGTGCGAGACCGGTTGAAACAAAAACTCAGAGAAACCGAAGATGTGATACGGAACATTATTATCGGTCGCGGAGACACCTTGAACGACTACATGAGAGACTCGGAGATTATTCAATTTGAGCCTGTATAAATAATAGGATCTTTTAAAATCTCTATTAGAATAACGATGGCATTTTTGCAGACCAAGCATAATCTGTGGGATTTAGATAATCCGTGCTTGGCAAGGAAAGCGCTCGGTCTCAATGATTTAGCGCAGGCGTCCTCCAGTAACGTGCATATCACCGGTGGTACCCTAAAACTCGATGTGGAAGACGTGCAGCTGAGACCTCCTCATGGTATCGAAGACAACGCAATTCTCGTTCTGGGGGATCAAAAAGGAACTCTCCAATGGCAACCGTATCCATTGGTCACGTGGGCGCAAATCAAACAAGAAGACATCCCGTTGAGTGCGTTCTCCAACGATGCGAAGTTCGTGAATCACGATCTCATGATAGAGACGATCCGAAAGTACATCCCAACCGCGGACGACGAAGAAAACCCGGTGGTGAACATCGACGTTCTCAACGCACAGACCCTTCGATTGGGAGGCGATAGGACCTCCTTCAGTCTGATCGTAGAAGAGCAAAGTTCCGACGCTCCTCTTTCGCGTCTGGCACTCAGTCACGACTACCCGAGGGTGAATCGAGGAAGGGATATCATGCAAAAAGAGGTGGCTTCGATGTTCGCACTGTACAAGATGCAACTCAATTTCAGCGATCTGTTCAATTCGCTCAGTCGACTCAACGAGGGAGGTCTGTTGACCGCGAACAACAATTTGTCCGAGATCACTCCGTCGATAGCTCTGAGGAATCTGACTCTCGACAAAGAGCTGCTAACAGAACAAGTCAAAGCCGGAGAAATATTCATTCGACCGCCGAGCTATCGAACGAACGACTTCGAAAGCAGCGCGACAGAGGCGAACTCGGTGTTCATTCCGTATTTCGTGTTCTCCTCCACCGAGGAACATTTTCGTATGCGGTACCGGAATTTCAAGATCATACGCCAACTTACCAAGAGCGACACCAACACGGTGTCCGCTACCGTGGTGTTCGACGTGAACAACACCCTGAACGAAAAAATCAACCAACGACTCCAAACAAGCAAGGCCTTGTCCGAATACATCGAAGATCCGCTTCTAAAAGAAGATTTGCTAGCGAATCTACGTATCCTAGGTGTGCAAGAGGTCGCCTTCACGTCGAACTACTACCATTTGGACAATCGACCAATACAACTCAGCGCTTTTAGCAACACCGAAACACGATTCATCCACGCGAGCAACAACTTGTCCGACATAGACGACGCCTTCGCCGCTCGAAATCATTTGGAGTTGCATACGATCGCCCACACCGGCAACTTTCACGATCTGTACGCCATTCCCGACGTGCTCTCCAACATCGTGTATCATCAAGAGCACATCTTTTTGGAACGAGCGTGTAACCTGTCGGAATTAAGCGATTTCAGTTATCTCGCACGTTCAAATCTGGGTTGTGGAGATATGGCGACCCAACATCGCGACGCCGTAGAAATACTGGGAGGGAACATCGTTGCGAACCGTATGACAGTGGCGGACGATCTAATCATCACTCCGGAGGATGGTTTCGATATGGCGGGTGTGTTGGAACCGGAGGAACAAAACGTACACATTTTCCTTCGATCTATGGACACGCAGGGAACCGCCATGTGGGGGCATCTCCCGGAGGCACAAGCGATCGAAAACAGAAACGGACTCGTGTATTTGACCAACGAGCTGTTCAACTCGAAATCCAACTACGCGCCGACGGCGTATTTGTTGCATCATCTGTATCACGAGGATTTGGACCCTCGTTTGAGAGAACGGTATCGTACCTTGTCGATCACAAGCTACGCCGAATCTCCGATATTCGACATGAACGTTCACGGCGACACTACCGACGACAAACACGGGGAGTTGTTTCTTCGGTGGAGCAAAGAGCACCATCACTATCTATCCGGAAAAGAGACATGGGAACGCATCACCACACTGCAGTTCACCGCCTCCAACGACGCTGAGGAGCACGCGCTGTCGAACATGATCCGCCTCACCGGCTCCAACGTCCACTTCAACCATCTGTTCAGCGAGGAGGACGGTGTGGAGGGCGACGTTCTCCAAATCGTGGTGGACGAGGTGGACCCGCACACCGCCGGGTTGGTGCCCAAGATGAAGGCCCTGCAGACCGAGTGGACCAACGAGCAGAGCAACACCCGCATCCTCACCGACTACGACGACATGTGGCAGACCCTCCGGGAGCTCACCAACGACACCGTCACCTCGTTGAAGGGGAGCAACCTCATCGA